ATATACATCGCCTTCCCCTTTAAACACCTGTTCACCGTTCGCCAGGCGACTTAGTACCTGTACTTGTTGTTTCGTCAGATCCATTGGTTACCTCTTGAAATAATATAAATATTAGACTAATAATCCAGCAAGAAGATACGCATCAACCAGTAGATCGCCTTCTGGCTTATTAAGGCGGGAAAATTCAGATTTCCCCCCGACATTGCCATCTGCGTGTACAGGCACCAGCCACGGATAAATTTTTCGTATTTCCGGTGGCGCTGCGTATTGATGATGCCAGTTGCATAGTGGTAACTGCTTTTTGTGGCAATCCGGCGCGGTGCGGCCATCAATATGATGCAGCGACACCACATTGTTTATTACACCATGCATGTAGCAGGCGATGCAGGGAAGGGAGCCAAGCGCATTGGCTATGCGTTTTTCTTCTGCTGTTGGTGTTCGGCCTTTTAACCCGCGAGACTTGATTGGTTTGCGGGGTTTAGCTGGTGGGGGAGAAGAACGCATACGCTCCCGGCGCCGGTTTTCAGCATCACGACGTTTTTGATATTGTTCCGCACGCCATGCCGGGTCTGACATTTTAGCTCGCTGTTTGGCAATCGCTCTGTTCTTTGCCTCAATTGCGCGCTGCCGGCGCCGTTCAATTTGTTGTTCCGTCAGTATCACTGTTTATCCCAAAAAAAAGACGGTCCGAAGACCGTCAGGGAGGATTCATGGTAATTTTATTGTTGACAGTTCGCTTCTTGCGACTCAATTATACATAATTATTAGAGCAATAAAAGCTATTCTTGATGTAACCATTCCTTCATGAATTCTTGTGTCATCGCGATAGCTGCCGCTCCCTCATATCCTGGTATCGCCCACTTGTTGCGCTGAAGGATTCTCTTAAAGCGTTTACGATAAATGCCTCTAAGAAGTTCATGCTGAACTTCTAATATGAAGTTGTCGTGAGCAAGCATTTCAGCAGAATATCGGCGTTTTTCAAGCGCAAACACGACGATAAACCCACAGGAAAGAAACATCAGCCACCAAATTGATAATGACTGGTCGTTAACCACTGATACAAGCATATTAAGCGGCAACATGAAGAGGAAAAAACGGTTCAGCATTATTACTCCTTTAATAATTCCGTTGGAACTTCCACGCTTTTGCCCAACATGGTAATTACAGCGGCGATACATACGGCCTCTGTAGGGCTGGTGGCACTGTACCATTCATCCAGCATGTCGCTGTGTCCATACCATACGCTCTTATCATTACCCACCAGCTCATGCGACAGCTCAATCAAATACCGGGTGATCAGCGGACCGCACTGGCACCACTTTGTAGTAGGTTGCCAGGTTTCCACATTATCTGGTCCCTCAATGCTGATATGTCCTGTTACGCCTACAATGATCACGGTATGCTGTGATGTCAGCGCCGCTAAGTGGCCGTTACCAGGCCAGCAGTAAGGGCCACAATCGTGGTTCGCCATAAAGATCGTGTACCCCAGCGCTTTAGCCACCGCCCAATCAAGGGCGGCGCCGGTCAATTGCGAGGCGTCAACTTTTGTCATCAACACCAGCAGCCTCCGGTCGTGCTATTTCAATATCGTGACGCTCTTCAGCAGTCAGGATGCCGTCTGGAAGAATGGCGGCAATTTCGCCCGGGAACCATGATAGCGGCGGGGATTTGCGGATTACTTCATTCAGCCGGTCAAATGCTTCTTGCAGTTCGCTGGGTAATTCACCATCTTCAGGCAGGTCATCGCAAAAGTGGTCACTACCGTCTATCACTTCCGGATACACGGGGTTACATACCACCAGCTGTAGCTCCTCTGGTAATACGTGCCGTTCTAAGCAGTGGTCGCGAATGCTCTCCATATCTTGAAAATAGACGTCAGTATTATGCAAGTGCAGTATTGTATCGCCGTCCCACGGCTGCCGCTCCATAGCCATGTAAAGTGCTTGCTGACGTTCATCGCGGCAGGCTTCACAGTAGCCGCGATTCTCACGAATGGGGTGTTCTGGATTCCGCTCACATTTTTGGTGTGTAGACCCACACCAGCGCGCCATATGTTCATCATCGCCCCAAAATCTGCCATGACGATCTACCCAACCCGTTAACGTCTGAATGCTGGCTGCCTCCGGGGAGTCATACATTACGATTTCTTTGTTTCCCATTTTGATTTTCCTGTTACGGGCGAATGATGTGATATACTCATTCGCGATTGATTGGTTTGCATGGAGAGATCCTTGCATCCATAGTGCAGCCCGGCGAAAGCTGGGCTTTTTCTTTTAGTCTTTATCTCCAGTGCGATAAAGCGCCACCAGCGCAGATAAAGCCAAAATGATTAGAACAAAAACGCCTGCTTTGTCCGCGTTGTAGTCCTGAAAAACTTTCCAGATGTGCCAGCCGATCACCAGACCTACCAGCGTTACAGCAATCCTTCTCATCGTATTTTCCCTCGCGTGGACATCAGCCGCGATTGTGTCGTACTACGGCTCAGGCAGTCGTTAACCATGCTGATTAGTTCCCCATATTCCGCTTTCAGCTTATTAAGCCCCCGGCGGGCAGTTTCATCAGTAGCATTGCTCACGAAGGCTTCCGCGCTGCACAGGCTCTTCATGGGGAATTCCACTGTTATACTGGCGAGATCTGGCATGTTGTCAGATAACCGCAGACCGACAATGACAACGGGGTTTCCGTTTGCCGGGCTTGCCACCAGGTATACCGTTTCCCCATCTATGTTGAAGGTCCGCTTTATCATTTTCGCTAGTTAAAATAATAAAATTATTAGAGCAATAATAATCATGATTTTGGCACCTGTCATTAATAATTTGCTTTCTTTAGGTTTCCTCCAGCAGGCGGACCATAGCGCCTGTTTCACTGTCCAGATTACGGATATAGCTCATAACTATTTCGACGTTAGTCCAGCCACCAGCTTGCATAATTTCCGGTACGCCAACACCGGCGCGGGCCATGTCACGCGCAGCGCCTACACGGGCACTGTGTCCTGACCACGCCAGATAGCGTTCGCCGGATGCATCTTTTGCACCATAAACTTTGTAGTGTGCTGCCTCGAAGATATGTTCCAGCGATCGCGTTGTCAGTTTGCTGGTGGATGATGGGACTGCTACGCCATTTTTACGTACGCGGCAGAACAGGTAATTATCCGGGTCTTCTCCTACGCCGGAGGCCGTGATCCATCGGTCTACCAGATACGTTACATCAAGGCTTAGCGCTTTCTCTATACCGGCGGTGCTGACAAGCGTTTTTGTCCGTCCAATGCGGATCAGCATTCGCCCACCTTCGGTACGCGAAATATCTTTAACGCGGATGCGGGTAATTTCGGCTATACGTAGCAGGGTGTTATATGCCAGCCCCAGGAATGCCAGGTTGCGAATATCAATGATACGCTCACTTTCTATGAGGAGAGAGCGGACCGTTTGAAAATCCCGACGCTCAAATGCTAGCGCCTGTTTAGCCCGCTCGCCGGCATCCACGTTTTCCTTTCGTATCCGGCGCATAACAAGGGAGACGGCCATGCTGTCGCTTGGGCGTGGCAAGCCAGATCGTTTATGCAGCATGTTCAGTTGAGCAATATGTTGCTCTATCGACTTAACCGCCAGTCCGCGCGCCTGCAATCCGAGTAAATAGTCACGCACATTTTCCGGGTGTGCCGGGAACCAGGTATAACCGTTAACCGAACACCATTCAGCCCATGAACGGCAAACTGACATCAGCATTTTCCAGGTGTGTTCGGAAAACGCCTCTTTATCACGGAACATCGCATTCAGGTTTCGACGAACCTCTTCGTTGACAGACTCAACAGGTAACGCCGGTAAATTTTGATGAACGGTTAACGAATTGGTCATTGTCTGCTCAGATTATAGTTTTCAGCAAAGTGTACAGGATTGGTTCGGCTTTTACTCGCCCCCTTGTGATGTCGTACAAGCACCAACAGCCACGGTCACGCTTAATTGTCTCATCACCACGCGTCAGACAGGGTTCACAGGCTTTACGCTCGAATCCTTTAGCGCGCCAGTAACCACGATTTTTCTCCAGTTCAAGATTAGTCGCAACCATGTTTGGCTTCATACAGCAACCTCCTGTTCGTCGCCCACCAGCTCCATACGGTTTTCGTGAGGATTGAAACTCTCTACTTCACTGCGGCGGAACTTACCGGCGTAGTTTGGATCTTTCGTGTAGCCATTAAACTCTGGGCGGTGATAGAGCTGGTGGCCAGTATGGAACAGTCGGTAAAGTGGTTCATTGTCCGGATAGAGTATTTGCTTTAACTGGTGGGCGCGCAGGTAGTCCATTCTGGTTACAGCATCTCCCAGCAACTCTTCCAGTTTTTTGCGGCGCTGGCGGTCGTTGCGTTTCATGCGCGGTTTTTCAGGTAGTCTGGTATGCAGATTAAAGCTGGCAATGTTATCTATGCCATAGTGACCCCACGTTACATACCACATATTGTTGATGTGATACCAGGCTGTGCCGGTCATGATGCGTCCTTTGTGGTCGAACCACCAGACGCGCATACCTGGTTCAAGCAGAACTTTTTCTGCTGATTCGCGGTCGTTGCTGGTATGCATATAAGGATTTTTTTCCAGATAAGCTTGCCAGTTACCATCAAAATGCCAGGATGTGGAATAGTTAGCTTTGATTACGTCCATATTTGTCATCTTGCCGGGGCCAATGTCTCTCCAGCCCGGACTTTGTTCGGCCACTTGATAACCGTCGAAAACGTTGGACAGGTAGGTCACTATTCTGTTACGGGTACGCAGCATTTCCATTCGCAGCAAATAAGGCATGTGCTTTTCTTTATCGTACTGGTATCGGCCCTCGTTATCCGGGCGGTCCGGTGCGTTGACGTTCTGGAAAAACTCCAGTTCAATACAGCGACCGCATAGTTTCAGATCTGCTTTCAGGTCGCCTTTTGTGCAGTAACGGAATTGCCGTGCGAAGCTCGCGCTATAGCTCTCGATTTTGTCCTGTGGGATCACAACAAGCCATCCAAGACGATTGAGCGTCTGGATGATACGACGGAAAACTTCACGCTTGAAGCCGCGCTCATAGGCATCGTCTACATGCCCTGGGTTTTCCCAAATGCACATCCGGGCATCTCCCAGACGGATCTCACCACTTCTTTTGATTTGAGCCATTTTATGCCTCTGATTTTGATTGATTGGTTGGCGGAGATTTTAAACTTTGGTTTTCACCAGTGATTTACGCAGACGGGTTACTTGTCCTAAAGACGATTTAAAAGAGCTTTTGGGGTGACAGGCGCTGAATTTACCGTCGCGTTCTTCGGTGTATGAGTCAGCGAGATGGCCGAGTGCGTACTCCGCAGCGCGGAGTGAATCAACGGCTATTTGAAGAATCTCTTTACGTTTTTGCTTGTCCATCATGTGGTTGCCTGATTGATTGGTTTTTCCCTTGCGCTACGTGAATTCTGGGGCATCTCGCGATGGTTTCCCCGGCAGATTTTACGTAGCGCACCAGCGATCAACGTTCTAAGTGATCACATTTTGTCCTCCCAAGTCTTTACCCTGTATGGATTTACAGTATTATTGATCATGTTCAAGGAGGTTATCAATAACTTCGTATAATGTGTGTTATACGAAGTTATCTGATGCTTTTAGTGTAATCTCTGAAGCTTGTTTAAATCAATTAAAATTATTAGAGCAATATTGAAAAGTGATGTTTATGTGCTTTGGGTCAGAAAGAGGCCTGCCAAATGTTGTCATTATTTGACAATTGTTCTAATAAATTATAGCTTTCGTCCGAAAATGGACTCGCTCAACATCAGTGATGGTGTGGCGCTTGATACTGGCTATAACGGTAAGAGCATTGGCGATGAGCGGGCATGCACACAAGCCGCAAGTCGATCCGGAGGCACGCAGTCCTCCGTATCAGTGCTCTCACCGTTGTGGTGTAGCTCAATTGGGGAGAGCGCCCCTTGTCTGGGGAGGTGGGGAATTCAGGGATCGTTACCTGATTATCTCATGCGGCTGGTTAGACGTTATCCGGGTTCAAATCCCGGCGCCACAATATCTGTTGCTGTTTCAGTTCGGAAGGCGGTCGCCATGACACTGACAGCAATAGCAGTTAGAAGAAGTCTTCCGTTAACTTTGCCGCCGTCACACGCGCCTTTTTGTTAATGGGGTCAGAAGGGCAAACGAGGTAGCGCGCGCCGCGTAGTCCACGGTACTGGTTGTACGGGAAGGCTGAGTAAACCCCTTGGAAAATCATGGCGTACCATTTTGGTGCTCTGTGTAGTGCGACTTTAGTAGGGAAAAACAGATGGCTTTTATCGCTCCCACCGTAGACGACGTTAAGAATTATTCTAACGAATTGTCTCTCGATCTTACCTCTCCAGACGCTGCGCGCGCCGTTACCGAACACCATCTAAAGCTCTCCAATCAAGAGCATAGGGTCACTGTTGATGAAGTGCTTGATCTCATTGACTCTGTAGATTATTTAATCTATCTGATCCTCACAGAATCCTCCTAAGTGCTCTAATAAATCTATTTTTTTTAAACAATCCTCTTATAATGGTGTATGCACCCCCAGCAAACGTGAGCCGGGGGTGTGACTCGTATACATTTCGGAGGAGCCTCTATGGTCAATTATGTTTATGGCGAGCAATTGTACAGGGAGTTCGTCAAATTTAGGGATCTCTTTCTTGCCAATGCCGTTGCCCGCGCTCAACACGTCGACAAAGCCAGCGACGGGCGTTTTGTTCGTCCTGTAGTGGTATTACCGTTCAAAGAAACGGACCGTATTCAGGCGGATATAGACAAATGGACGGCTATGGCCAAAGAGCTGGAACAATACCCGGATTTAAACGTTCCCAGAACAATCCTTTATCCCGTCCCTAATATTTTACGTGGGGTAAGGAAAGCTACGACTTACCAGACTGAAGCCATAAATAGCGTGAATATGACAGCAAAACGAATTATTCATTTGCTGGATAAAGATATACGTATTCAGAAGGCCGGCGATATAACCGAGTGGAGTAGGCGCTATATAGGTAATCTGGAGCGCACAAAAAGGTTGATGGAAAAATTCCCTGACGAAGAAAAATTCAGAATGCGTATTCACGGCTTCAACGAAACGATGTTGCGTGTGCATTACATTTCCACCAGCCCTAACTACAACGGCGGTAAGTCCGTCCCTTACCATGTCCCGTTATGCGGGGTGTTTATCTGTGATGAGACATTGAGGGATGGCTTGTCCATTGGCCCAGAATTTGAGAAAGAAAAATTCAGCTTATATGATTCAATTGAGCCTATTATTTGTGACCGCTGGCCACAGGCCAAGATTTACAGATTAAAAGACATAGAAGATGTTAAAGGTAATCTTGCTCGCATCCGGGAGGATAAAAAAGCTCTGTCTGCGGCATCAACAACCCGTACCCGTAATACTAAAAAGGGATCACCAGTGAATGATAATCCCGAAAGTTCTAAATAAATTCATAGCTGGTGGGGTAAATAACGTTATTCATTAAGCCATGCCAGCGCCTCATCAACCTGCGCCTCATCCTCAACACTGAGCACTTCGTTTTGGGGTACATAGTTTGCCAGCATTCCGAAACAATAGGTATCCCAATGGTCAGGGGAACGCAGGTTGAGTTTCTTTTTCATATCCTCTTTACTCATTACTTTCCATTGGCCGGCTGAATTAATCCCTACCGGGATCTTAGAGGCCTCCTCAATAGTTGCATCGCCCTTATCCAGTCGCATACGTCCTGATTTGACCGCTTCTGCGGCCTGTACGTTTGCATAGGCGCGCTGATCAAAGTAAAGACTGCGGTCCTCCCGACTGTGCATTTTTTTGCCCCAACGAATGCGCTGTGCGGTGATTCCATAATTGTCGTACAACAAATCTGCGGTAGATTTCCCCAGCCCATCGCCGTCAATCACTATCGTAATGTTTGGATAACGATCAGGACTGCATTCCGCGTTAATTTTGGCGGCCAGTTGTGTCTCTGTAACATCAGAATACTCAATGATGCGATAACCAATGATACGACGCTTATTACGCTCGCCAGATACCATCATTATGTTGATAACTGATTTATCGCGCCCTGTGCCACCAGCGACGTCCACACACGCGATCCAGCCCCAGCCTTTAGCTATCTTCACCTTACGACGCGAGGCGCGCTCAACCTCATCACGGCCCAGCAGGAAGCCATCCTGAGTTTTCGGGAACAGACCGCGAACCTTGATCAGATACATCGGGCTATCGCGGCCGCCGTATTCCGCCAGTTTCATCTTAATGAACTCTGGCGTTACAAGCGGCGATTCTTCGCTATTTAGCGTAATGGCCGTATAGATGCCGTTAGGGTTTCCAGGCCGCTTGGCCAGTTTATGGTGCGTATCATAGAAATATCCGCTGGGACGTGTTGGCTGAGAAAGCAAAAGAATGCGGTTATCTTTGCCGGTAAGAGCGCCCGTCATAATCCCGAACGCCTTATCACTCACACCGGATGCTTCATCGATAATGTAGAGGAGATGGTCGGCGTGTTCACCAGCCAGCGCTTCCTCATTGCCCAGGCGAAAACCTTTCGGTACAACAGTCCAGACACCTTTACTGGTAATTTCATAGAACGAGGTATCGGTTAGTACAAAATACTCGGCCAACCAGGGGAATCTGCTGGTGGCTGTGGACCAGTTAATCTTCAGGTACTTAAAGATCCCGGTCATAACCTGCTGTATCTTGTTCGCAACGATGATTGCACGGGCGCCGGGGAACATGATGATGAAGAGCATGATCATGATAGAGGTCATATCCGACTTACCCGTACCGTGACCAGACGATACAGACGTTTTGCTGCCCGGCTCCTGCACAGACTCAATGATCTGGTCCTGCTGCCAGGTGGGGGGTTTCCCGAACAGAACATCGGCGGCGGCTATCCAGTCATAACGATATTGCGCCACCAGCTCTCGCCAGCGAGGGTCCGTTATACAACTGCGGGCCATCAGTCATCATCTCCGTACAGTTTACGGGTTACTTCCTCGTCCTCCTCCTCGTCTTCGTCTAAATCCTGTTCCATCCACGGGTCATTTGATATGCCATCAGCATCAACATCACCATAGCCGCCTGTATCAACGATATCGGCGATTTCTTCCCTTCGTTGCTCAATCCATAATGAAGAATCAATGCGGCGGCTTGCGGCCCGCTCGCGGGCCTCTCTGTCGAGATCTGCAAGAGATGGAGTGCCGGCAGCGGTTTGTTCGGCTGGGTCTGGCGTTTCTGGTTTGGGGTTACGCAACTCGGCGCGGATCTTCTCCATCAACAACGGGGGTACTTTACCTCCCTGTGATTCGATAAATTCGGCAGTTTCCTGTGCATTCCAGCCAAGTTCCCGGCGCCGCTGGTACGCCAGCTGCACAATGCCAGTCTGCCCCATTGTTTGTGCATGTTTCTCGGCTTCGCGGTTCTCTTTCCGGTAGTTATTACGGATAGTGAATATAGTGTTTACCAGGCTGCTGATTTGTGCGGTGCAGTTATTCAACATGCTGGCAATGCGGTACTCTACAGGGGTGTCATCGTCTTTCTTATCGGCCTGGAGCTGATGTACCAACTGGATACAAACGTCGCGAGCGTTCTCCAGCATAAGGAGATGTGACAGCGTTTTCTCCAGCAAGGCCGCTTCAAGCGCATCGGCGCCGGAACGTCGCAACATAGCTCTCGCTTCCCGGCGGGCTTCATGGTTGTCTATCTGGTAGTCAGCAGGCTCAAACTCAAAGCGTTCTCCGTCATCAGTAAGCCGATCACGTTCCAGTTTGTCCTTGAGTGATCTCTTGGCGCGGGTGATCACCTCATGATCACTCAATCGATCATCAAGTTTCTGCTTTTGGGCGCGGGCTTGCGCCAGCGCGAACCTGATCACGCTGCTATCTTTCTGTTTTGAATGTCTTTTATCAAAAGAGTGATCACATTTATTTTGATCGCTTTTTTGATCATTCCTTGACTTGTTGGCAGGCGCCCGCACCGGCTTATTTGGCTTAATGCCGTCCGGGCCTGTGCCGCTATCCTTAAATGCGCGTAGATACCGGCGGGCTGTATTGGGGTTCAGATTAAACTCGGCGGCGTACTGAGCGATGGTATAGCCACCATCGCGCGCCAGCCTGGCAAAATTCGCTTTGTGCTCGTCCCAGGTCACTCATGCATTCCTTGCGTGTAAAACTCTTTCTGGCGAGGGTAGCGCAAGTCACACGTTAAAAGGCCCGGAACTGAAGTTCTGGGCCGTACATGGAGAGTAGCATGGTCAATCAATGGGAAAGGGAGTGATTATGTTGACGGTGCTGGCGGGCGATAGTGTTAAATAGCTGGCGGGCCATAACCCACAACTTATGCTCCCGGCGCTCCTTTTCGTCATTCGTCATATGCAGCACATTTTTTATGTCATCACCATAGCGGCGCGGTGCCCGGCTGCGGCGGAAAAATTCAGGGTTCAGCGAGTGGATACGGAATTTGCGCGGGCGGCTGCTCTCATCCACCCATACCGAGGAGTGTCGGGATACTGATATTGATTTCAGGCGCAGGTATACGTCACGGGTATTAATATCAAGATGGGGATATTCTTTTGCCAGTATGGCTGCCAGTTCTTTGGCGGAAAGCAATGCTTTAGTGCGGATCATGTATTCCGCAATCTCATACGATGTAATACGTGTGTTTCGATTTCGGCTCATGTGTTGGCGTCCCTGCCAGTTAAGCAACATCCTGTCACTTTATTAGTCGAGTATTCCCCTCAGCTAATGAACACATGATAACCTGGTTTATAGAAATAGCAATATATTAGAACAATAATGATTAACTTACGACGAATGACTTGTGATAGCGCCGATTCCCAGCGCGTAGTCAAAGAATAAACGCTGATGAACCACCAGCTTCCCATGTTTATTTTCCCATTCTGTACGGTCGCGCGCTATTTCAGTCTGGCATTGGTGGCACAACGGGACCGCGTAGATATCATGGGCGCACAGGCGGCGACTTTGTACCAGAAACGGGCTTATCCGGGCATTATTGCCAGATGCCCCGCAGCCACAGCATGGGCGAGATGATACGAACGCCAGGTAATCAGGTAATTTCAGCGACTGGAGCTTTGGTCTCTTGTAGTAAGCCATGCCCGGATCTGGATCTGTGTCCACAGGGCAGATTTTTTCACGCATCGGCGCCGCCTTCTCTTCCATCATGCGGATGTAGGCGATTGCCCTGTCATCGTAAGGCTTAATGTCAGCCTCTTTCATTGGTCCAGGCTGCTCTTCAGCGGCTTTTTGCTTGTTGATCGCTATCCGACATACCTCTTCTGGCATCACCTCTATCATGTTACGCATAAAGGCCCACCAGCAAAGTTCCTGAATGCTCAAGTCCCGGCTGTCGGGTAGCCCCATCTCACTCCTGGCCTTATCCAGTATCCAGTTCACACGGTTTCGATACAGCGTTTCTTCAAGTTCAGCAAAGCCGCGCATCATGTAATGGTTGTCGTGGTGCCAGCACAGTACAACGGCGCTGTTATTGCGTTCGGTGTAGGCCAGCTTGTTGTCGCACCAATCGCGATCGGGAGACTGGCAGCAGGCCACATTGTTACGGAGGTAATCCTTCAACGACTCAATGCCGCCTATTCGCCGGAAAAGTTCTTCGCTCATGAAGAAAGGGCGTAACGATTCGTTGGCGGCCATAGACTGCTCGGTGTGAATTACCCCGTCTTCCATGTGATCCACCAGCTCACGCGCAACAGGTTCCATAATGAATTTACGGCCAGAACTAACCAGGCGGGCAACATCATCATCTACTTTGAATGTGGCCAGACCTAATTCTTTCTGAACAAAGGGGGTGATAACTGCCTTCACTGTCGATTCCCTTATTTGTCTTGAACATATGGCGTGGTATCAGGGGTAGCTCATCAGTCACCTCATTTAATGCTGAGTTAATGAGGTATGTAACGACTCCCATGACCGTTACATCATCAAGAGCATCCCCTTCAATCGCCTCGCCGTCGTCTGTGATCAGTGCCCCCCCCATTATGCGCGCAAAGTGAGTGCGACCACAGAATGAGATCAGTACCAGATTGCGCTGTTTTGGCCTTAATGAGCGGTTAACAACGGCGTAGCCGGTCGATGTTTGTATGGTCAAACAGTTCGCGTCGTTCTGGCAGATATCGTCAACGGTAAGACGGCGTTCGACATAATCATTTGCTGGTGATGGAAAGCCCACGGCAATACCTCGTACAATAATACTGGTTATGTATACAGTATTATTGTACAGGGGCATGGTGTCAATTCCGGTTACACACGATATTTCTCGTTAATGTGCTTTATGGTGCGATCAATGATGTGTACAAGGTGTTTAGCATCCTGGGTATCAGCCAACTGAGGATTGCCGTACGTAACCTCATACTGAAGAGGTGCTTTGGCGATGCTCAGGACGTCCAGCGCGCGCTGTGCATCATCCTCATGCAACATTAGTTCAGCTAATTCCAGTTGCTGATCTGCTATAAGGTCACTGATTTCCTGTTGGTGGCGCTGCATCATTTGGGTCAGTCGGTGGCGATGGCGCGCCAGTAGTTCTTCACGCTTGCTCACAAATTTATCTCCACTTTTATAGCAAACACCTTTACCGAATCCGAACCAAAAAAGGATGCGTTATAGTCTTTATCTTATAGCCAGTGTATGGGACATGGGTTAGTCCCCCCTGTACGGATTTAATTTGTTGTGCAGTTTGTTAAATGGCCCCCATACGATGGAGCTATACCACTCAGCTATTTTTTCTGCCTGTACGCCTGCTAACCAGATGAAGAATATCGGTGATATTGGAACCATTAAAATAAGAAAGAGAAGGAAAAATAGAGCCTCTTTAACCCGGCTTTGGCGTGGGTAATTCTTACGGAATATTTTTGTCATCTCACTCCCCCCTTCACGCCAATGTCAGCGGCGTCTTGCGCACTAACTATTTCCGCTGCCTGACCGAAAGCGGATACCCACTTTCTCGATTCTTCCAGCGCCAAATCAGGGCGACCTTGCAACAGGCAGCCAACGATATAGCCGTGCGCACCTATGGCTTCTGTGATGAGCTGAATTCCTGTTGGCGTGGTTTGGCTTTGGTTGGCCTCCAGCGTCGCCAGTCGTTCTTCCACCACATCAACGGCGTCAGCAAAACCAAACATATTGCTCCATTCTGGACGCTCTCCTGTTGCGGCCTGGTACATATCGGCCAGCGCAGATTCAGCAGCATCACGCTCATTGATAAGCTGGGTTTCGCTGTTCTCCAGTTCTGCTATGCGCTTACTTCCATCAGCAATAACGCCCTCGTAATACTCACGCTGTTCGGCGTTCCGCTTTTCTGCGGCTGCCAGTTGCTCCCGCGCCTGTCGCATATCATCACGCAGCGCAAGTGCCACGGCCTCTATTGCGTCTTTTTCCCGTTGGATCTGAAGATTCTCATCCAGCAGCGCCAGCATTCGCTCAGCGATAGCCACTTCGTCAGGGAATTCTTTTTCCCATGCCTCATTCAGCAATTTGCAGCTGACAGGATTCATACTGAATCGCTCAACCATGAGGGATGCCAGTTCTTTTGTTTTCGCTGTTACTGCCTGTTTGTCGATGTTGCTCATTGGGCTGACTCCTCGCATTTGTGACTTTCTGGATCATCGGCTTTGAAATAACCGCCGCAGATTTTGCATGGTATCGTCGGCACTTCGTCGTAATTTGAGGTTCCCGTAATCATGACTGCACTCCTTTGCGGAGCTTGGCGGCCCATTCTTCAATCGATTTCTCCGCGTATTCACCTGACAAACCGTCATCCGCTGGTAGTGGGTCATTGGATAAATCCTCTTTCGCCGACAAAATCATGCGTGTCACGTCGAGAACTTCTGATACAGGTTTATCGAGGAATCCGTGATTGAATGCGGCGGCGAGACGGCTGGCGGCATAGTTGATACCTTCATTACGTGCACTTGCCCGCACCTCAGCCAGAAGCGCGTCGGTGGCTGTGGTCTCAGTGAAATCGTCCTCCCACGTATCGCCAACGTCCTCGCACTCGCGACGACAATATTCGTTGAATTCGACCTCTGATTTTTTCAGTGCCGTGTTCTCCGCAGCCAACGCAATACGCTCCTGAACCAGCTTTTCCGTTGCTTCCTGCGCCAGTTTGTTTGCTTGTTCTGCGGCTTCCAGCTTCTCTTTTAGTTCGTCAACCTCATCATTGAGTCTGCTAATTTCGTTACCACGCCAAACGAAGTCTTTCTGGTTTCGTGCCTCCAGTTCTCTAACTTTGCTATCGAGATTAAAGGATTTTTCGCTGTAAACCTGGCGTAACTGCTCTTTGTCCCACAGGTCAGACTCAAGTTTTTTAATCTTCTCACGCAGCAACTCGTTGAGTTCTTCAAGCTCACTAATACGCAGCGCCTGTTTGTCGATTGTCATGCTGTACCTCCCAAAATCCACTGATTACCTGCGTGCGCCTGGAATTTGCAGGACGTGTCAGGCATAACCAACTCATGAACCACTTCGCCTGTTTCAACAAAGTAGTAGTTGCTGTCTGTAACGTTGTTGATGAAGAATGCCTCGCGTTCGCGCCCTGACATCTCACCGAGAATACGCTGCACCTTTTTGGTGATTGGTCGGTAATCAGGTTCTATGCCAGCCAGTTTTGCCGCCGCGTAGTTGTGGTGGCCATCCATCAGGATGGTGTATTGCTGCCCACGCAGAACTATCGGGTAAACAGATACAATAAAGCGCTTAAATCTTGCCGCTCTGTCGTTTACCTTTGTCTTGTCGAGGTAGCGCTGACTGCTGATAAGCGGACCTTTGATGTTGCTCATTGGGCGGACTCCTGCTTTTCAGCTTTCAGCACCATGCGAGAACCATCATCAAGCTCCCAGCCGATTTCACCACCTTCCGCCATGACAAGCTGCCACACTAGCTGCGCAGCCTCATTGGTAACATCACGACCACGATCATTACCGACGCGCAGGCGGCCACCTTCCACATCGCGCATTTTTGCGAGCATGATGGTTTTTGATAACGGAGAGAATCCGAGTTGAAGTTTTGCTGTATTGCTCATAGTGCGGCTCCTTCTGCTTTCTTCTCGTCAACTCGCCATGCTGTAGCCAGTGCGCCAGTCACCTGCGTAAACGAGTGCTTAACTTTCACCGAGAAAGTTTCCCCGGTAGCTGATACTGTTTCGATGGTGGTCAACTCACCACCGCTTTCGAAGTCAGGGTAGAACTGCGTTACCAGGTTACTTTCGACAATCACCGATCCGTCCAGGGTGTACATTTCCAGTTTCATGCTGCACCGCCTTCAACGCGTTTAAATTCAATAACCCACACCCACGGGTTAGCTTCCCAATTATCTGTACCGTAGATATCCATCCACAGATCGCGGAAGTTAATGCGATACTCCCAGCCTGGGAGGACGCCACCAGCAGATGGTATGATGCCTTCCGATTTTGCATCTTCCTCACTCAGGCCTCGAAGTCTCTCGACGCGCACGTCGGTAATCTCCAGCGTGATGCGGGACGCCCAGCGCGGCATATGAATGGCCGGTCGCCACGGAAAACCACGGTCTTCACGGCTTTCATCGCCAAAATGCTCCGCGTATACGGCGTGCCAGTAGCGATCCTTTTCTTTTGGTATCGACGGCGCATAGGTTCGGTATTCGACGTGACTGGATTCATCAATATGGTCATGGATTACTTGCCATGTTTCCCGCACCCAGATGCGATCGCCAACCTCACCAAATGGACACGCAAACCAGATATCACCGCCGCGTTCGCAATCCTCCGCCCACGGCCACAGCGAACCATCATCACGTTCGGCAATTTCAGTGAACCGCGTCTGTTTCCATTTGATAGGACGCCGCGTCTGCGTCTTGCGACCGGATAAAATCGCGTTCACCATCTCAGCGTTAAAAATCATTCCGCGCTCTTTCATTTGGCGGCCTCAGGTGGATAACAAATATCGTCGAAATATTTTTCTGCTACGCGCATGTTGAAGTGATCGAGATTCATCTCCTTCACCTGGAGTTTTGCCCCAACAATGCCTGTGCATCGATTGACGTAATCCCGGTTTTCTGGGGATTCCGTTACCCACTCCATAAGGCCTTCGGTGACACTTTTTAAGCAACGTAAGGCGCAGTCCAAATCAGTAAAATACTGAGCATCTGTGATGCAGGAGACGACATAATACGTGGTGACTTTTGGCCCATCAGCGCGTCGCTTAAGTTCCCTCTCTATATCTTTTTTCAGATCAACCAGTTCATGGTCATTGAGTTTGTCGATATTGATCATTGGGCAGCCTCCTCAAAAATGACTTCACCATCAAGACCACCGACCTGATACAGGATCGAACCATCCTCCCGATATTCCATCGGCGCCGCACTCCAGCCTTCGCCATTCGGATCGTCATCATCGCCAACCTGAATAAAGCCGCCAGCAACGACATTAGCCGGGTACGATTCACCTTCAGTCCACCAGCCTTCGTAATCTTTGAGACATTTAACGATCACTCTGCACTCTCCTGTTTTTGCTGTGCTGCCGGGTTAATCCATAAGCATTCCGTGCGTTGAACAGAACCGGCAGATCCATTTGCAGATGTAGTGCGAGTCACTCGCTTCCACCCGGTTAGCGCGTTGTTGTATAGGTCGGAGTTGTATCCGCAGACAATCACAGCGCCACGCAGTTCTTTCAGCGCATTAAGCAGTTCTGCGTGCTGTGCATTGGTCATTTCGAATCGATAAGCACTATTTTTTGCTGTCTCGACACGGGTTTCATGCACATAAGGCGGATCAACAAAATGCAGCGTCGAAACGGTATCGTGATCGCGCATACACTGAATAGCGTCGCGGTTCTCAATCAAGACCCCTGCAAATCGGCTACCAACTGCGGCCAGATTGTCCGGCTGCCGCGCCCATATTTTTTGGGCGGTTGCGCTATTGCGTTTTGTATCCAAACGGAATCCAGTGCGCCCTTTTGTCGCTCCAGCACTACCGAAACCCATAGTGGCCCGAACAATTAATCGCCGAGCCTGTTCAACGGGGTCGTCGGTTTGTTCATACGCACAACAAAATTCACCGCGCGAATAAGGTGTTAAAGCACACGCATCAATAAGTGCTTGCCGGGATTCGGAGTTACGAAGCACGCGGAACAGGTTCACTACATCTCCGTCAAGGTCGTTGTAAACCTCCGCTTCTGATGGGATTTTTTTCAGTAACACTGAAGCGCCGCCACCGAACGGCTCTACATAGCATCGGTGCGCCGGGAAATGGCTGATAATCCAGGATGCCAGCCGGAATTTACCGCCGTGATAGCGGATTGCAGGATGCTTTATAACAGCGCTCATTGAGCTTCTCCTTCAGCTTTCATTTCATTCAGGCCCGATGCAACGGCGAACGTATTTTTCAACGTATATACCGATCTCACGTTCTACCGCGCTGGACACTTCCTGCGCGATCTCGGCATAGCCATGATCGGGTAGAAAATTTTTTTCTGTCATGCCGTACTCACGCAAAAGCTTTTGCGTCAGGTTAAATGCCGGAAGAGTGAGGCTATCGGGCAGCTTAAAGTGGAAACCTTCCCCAGGGCGCGGGCGGCGGCCGGAAACCACCAGCCGATTACGCTCAATCAGCGCTTTAATTCGACGCAGGGATTGGCCCTTAGATAACGGAAGATCAAGCGCCGCCTCACGAAATACAGAACATATTTCAGTAGCAGACTGGTGCCAGTATTCATCTGCTGGTGCCAGTCCACGTAGATTTCCAACGTAATGATGCGTGGCTTTATAAGGCAACCGATGCACAGTAGCGCGCCAGACGGCCAAAAGGATTTCTTTATCCGTTATTTTCATACGGAAGTTCTCCGGCTGGCGTTGAATAATTGATGAACGTGATAACCGCGCCAGTTCCGCTTACATATCTGGAAAATAATATTTCCAGGTCCGCGCTTGCTGGCCTCAATGCATGGGCCGAAAACAGCATCTTCAACCAATACAATTCGCCCATCCTGGATTTGTATCTGCCCTTTTTGAAGGCAGCTCGTCACCGTACGGTTAATTTGTTCAATCGAAAGGCTGGTAAGCCGTGATATTTCAGTCTTAGTTAGCGGACCGTTCACGGATAAAGTGTTAAATATGCGATCGCGAATAGTGGGCACCTGGGTCATATAATTATTCCCCCAGCTCACTGTAAATCGTGCGCACGCCCACTTCTGAAGTGTTGACAGGAGTTGCTTTGGCTATACCTGTAAAGACGATAGTAAATATCCAAATATAAAATGCCGCCATCGCCAGCTTGAATACTGTGTGCATATTGGCTCCGATGATTGATTGATATTGAAGGCCACTGAAAGCATGTGGCCTGAAAATATTCTTGCTCTTTCGTACCTAAAAATCAATATTTATTAGAGCAATAATGATAAATTTTTAGAAAAGGACGCAACCAACGACCTTACAGTGAGTTGTGACACTGTAACCATTAGCGTACATAGATGGTCCCACCGTTTTCTTTTTCCCATACGTCAGTTCGTGCATAACATACATCCAGAACAGATTTTGCCTCTTCCGACGTGAGATTATGGTTTGCTACAAGCTGTCCATGTCGGCGTGTTACGACGTCAAATAATGTATGGAGATCGTTATCTGCCAGTTTGGCTATCAATTCCTCCGGGAGCGGAAGCCCTGCATCAGCCAGATTCACTTCTTGCGCCCATTCTGCACGACGTACTAACTCCGGGCGCCGGCTTTCCATTTCCCGACAAATTAATTCATGGAAAAATTCAATCCATCCCTCCGGCTGAAACTCTTCAAATATGCGTATAGGCTGGAAATTCGGCATCAACCATTCGTTTATGCGGATATCAATGGCAAACCCCATGTCACAGCAGAACTGGTAGGCAAAGTCCAGTTTTGTAACAATATATGGGCGCTCATTATTGAATTGCTTAGGCGATGATATTCCGTATGCCAGCAGCCGAGGGTAGAAATGAATCGGCCCCAGGGTCGGATGCTCTTTAGTCGAGGTGAACTGGCGTTGAGTAATGCCGTACATCTCTTTTTGCAGGGTGGCATACTTGGTCGTTTCTTCCACCAGCCTGGTCGTTTCTGTTTTTTGTCTGGCGTACGCTACACGCGCATCGCTCAGGTCTTTCGTTAATTTGACGATTTTCTGGTTAAGATCCGATACCTGTTTACGCAAATCTTGCCGCTCTCGCTTGGCTTTGGCGTAGCGTTTTTCAAGGTTTAATGGATCTAGGGCCATAACCTCTTTGTAACTCTTGTGCAGGGTCTGGATTTGCTGATTACGGAGTTCAACCATTGCTGTGACTTCATTTAGCTTGGTTTCCATTTCCACGCACAGTAGTTCGGCACGGTCGGCGCGCTGCATAGCATCCTGCACAGCCTCTTCTACCTCATCCTGTTTCTGCCGCTCATGCTGTTTTAGCAAAATTTGAAGCTCAGTAAGCTCTGTATTTTTCCCGTGTAACTGTTCCTGAAGGTCTTCGAGCGTTTCAACCAGCGAATTGTGCTCGTCAGCTTCGTTATTGTAGACGTCCACTGCCTGCGCCAGCAGCATTTCAGCAGACTCTATGGCATTGTCGAAGAAGCGGTTTGTCAGGTCATCACAGGTAACGCGGCGTTGGGCCGCTCGTATATTCTGCACTACAGCCGGGACGCCGGCTTCCAGCACATCGGTAACACAAGTAGTCATGATTGATTGGTTTTTTGCAGGAGATGTCATGTTCAGATTTCCGTTTTGGCTTCTTCTTCAGTCATTTTTCCCAGGTAAGCAGGCGGGAGGACGGCACAATCGGTATCCAACCCCTCCCCCAGCGAGGCTTGTAAGATTCGGGCAGGTGTAAGCCGTTTATTCCGGTAGCGGGTGATAACGTATTTGATCCCGCCGTTAGGAATGGCAAATGCAATCAACCAGTAGTGGTATTTACGCTTGAACAGTCTCATGGTGCTTTCGCCTTTGCTCTAATAAAAAACATGGTGATGATACACCATGTTTTAAAGAATTAAAATTATTAGAGCAATTTAATCTGATTCACATTCATGAATCAGTCCGGCCACTGGCTGCGCCCCCGGAATCCACGGTTCTGTCACCTGCTGCGGGCGAGGTCGCCCATGAAAAGAAACGATCCGGCAATCAGCGGGCAAGCGGCCATTCCCGCGCGAGTAACGTGGATTTGCATACTTGCTTCCCGGCATAGCCACATCAACTTTGTAGCTTTTAAACCAGCCAGGGTAGAGATCCTGAAATGTTGCTATGCCGTCACCCATGACCTTACGTAAAAAGCCCTGATCACCCCAATACTCTGTTGTGGTGCAACTGGTAATCCAGCCAGACGAATCCCGCCAGAAAGCGGACCATATTTTTGCTTTGACCGTATTAGGTATCCACATTACCCCACTGCCAAAACGTCTTGGATGATAAAAATCCCGCAACATCGTAAATTCGGCTGGTGGCGCATCCAGGATAGGGGTTATATCGCCGGTAATGACGGTATCAAGATCCAGAAAGAAGAGATCATCCTCGACGTCAGGGCGGAATAGCTCAATTTTAGCCCACCAGCCCCGGCAGAAATTCCATTTATGAATAAGCGGGATACAGGTTACTCCGGGTATCAGCATGTTTTTAACATCTGTCAGGCAGATTATTTCATACCCTGGCGGTAGCTGGTTTGCCAGCCATTGAACATCTGATGCGCTGAAATCTCCGCCTGAACGAAGTACGAGTGCAATTTTCAAGGTTTTATTCCTGTAGCTGAAGTAGAGTAAGGTTGCCGCTGAATACGGCACCGGTATCAATATAGGTCTGGTTCCAGAACGTGAGCTGTGTGCGTGCCGGGGTGTGTCCAAATATAAAATGGTCAGCGCCGGCGATCGGTCCGCCGATTTTGTCTTGTGCGTCCACTAACCTGTCCCGCTTCCAGATCACATCATGTAGCGATAATTCTTTACCGAACTGATATTCATCTGCCGGGTAGTCTGCGTGCGCTATGACTATCGTTTTTCCGCCAGTACGTAGTTCTATGATGTAAGGAAGCTGGCGCACCAACTCCACCAATGCAATGGCCAGCCGTTCTTTGTCATAGTCGAGTTGGAAAAACCAGGCTCCGCCGTTCACCATCCAGTGGTTAACATTGCCGTTTGGTGATAGTGCATCCAGCATCATCTGTTCGTGGTTGCCGCGAACTGCACGAAACCACGGCATTTGTAGCAACTCCAGACACTCCACGTTTTCGGTTCCGCGATCGATAAGGTCGCCAACGGATATCAGTAGATCTGTTTCTGCGGAGAACCCTACCTCATCGAGGCGATGTATCAGGTTGCTGTAGCAGCCGTGCAGATCTCCCGCCACCCAGATTTTACGGAAACGTCCGCCGTCTATGCGGTGGTAAATGGGACTCATGAATTCTTTAACCACTCTTTCAGGGACATTTTAGGAATGCCGCCCATCTGCCCGCAGGAAACAACGTCGATCTGATCGCGTGCGGACTGGAACAGGAGCGGCAGGTGGCTCAGATTGTTTGGCACACCGCCAGAATGTATGCGTGGTTGTTGTGTTGCATCCACGCCCACCAGCGCGACATGTTTAAATCCCAGATGATACGCAAGATTAAGTGCGCCGTAGGCGCTGTTGCCGCTGGCGATCTCGTTCTGGTTTGTGCAAAGCCCAAATTTTGCCGACCAGCGCCATGCCCACCATTCAGGGGTATTTTTTTGTGCCGGTTCGTTTGAGCGCTCTGCTATACGGTGAAAACACCAGATGCCATCACGTTGCTCTAATTCAGTAATGTCTGGTAGAGCGATACAGTAACGCACACCACGGCGGCGGCGTCCTCTTGCCATGCGCTTGAGGTTCGACGGCGACGGGTCGAGAGTAAAAAAGTATGAGACGCGGTTCAGCCAGTCGACAGCTCCATTTACTGCAATAATTGGCACGCCTCGCGGCGCGACAAAGTTCATTGCACTGGGACCGCTGCCGACGATAATTGCGCGATCGCCGCTTCCAGATTTATTCGCGGGAAACATTGAATTTCACTACTCCTGCTAGCGTTCAGAATGTGTAAATTTTGGTGCCGTTCCTGGGTTTTCTTGAATTGCTGATGCCATGTTCTGACTGAAGTTTCTGACGGATTACGCAGCTTATCTTCATGGGGACCATGCCAGTGAACTCCGTGCGCCAGTGAACAGTCATATCCGAGAAGAATGACAACTTCAGCGCCCAATTCCGCCGCCAGGCTGATCGCCATTGCTCCGCTGTTAAATCCCTCCTTTAAATCACAGTAGCGCCGGTATTCCAGCGCATATGATTTAGCGGCGGCGAGGTTAGCCGTAAATTTGCGAAACTGGCCGACGGGGATCTCTTTGCGGTATCTTTTCCACCACGACAGATCCCCGGCGTACAGGGCATAGATATCACTGAAAAGCTGCCAGGAATTGTTTACGGCGATGATTGAGCACCCTGTTTTCTGTACAGTTTCGCAGTCCTCTGCTGTCAGCGATGGACCACTGGCCACACAGAAAATAGTCTTAGTGGGTGCTTTCGTTTTGTTCTGCCAGTTCTTCAGCAAGTTCGTCCTCCAGACGGCGGTACATTTCCGTCACAATCCCGTCAACATGGGCGTCAATCTCCGCCTGATTGCGAGGCATTACTGGCGCCTGTGAGGTTTTATTGGCAATGGTCATATTTTCCCCTGCATAAGCAATGTGGCACGGCGTACCGGTTGTGTGGTTTTATGATGCCATGTTATTCTAATAAATATATTATTTTAAGACATTAAAAACCATTTTTCTCCATTCATGATGTGCTCAATAGACACTCCTTTACTGAGGCTGGCATATTCCAACAAGGCTGTAATAGCCTCTTCTGCACCATAGGCCAGCGCTACGTAGTATCCCTCCCTCCACAACTTGTTCATCCATTCAATTTGCTCCGCTGTTGGGCCTTTACCGTCTGGCGCTTTGATTTCCATCTTCATGCCGTGATAAATGCCTCTCGGCATATCCAGCGATAGATCCGGATACCCTTTCTTTTGCCCTTCAGCCTTCATTTTCCCGGCTGTTGCTTTCGCCCGCAGGCCGCCATTGGGTGTCGCGTGCAAAAGCTCATAGATATCCGGGTGTTTGCGCTCCATATAGTCAAAAATAATGACCTGTTCGAAGTGCTCAACATTGCCTTTACGGAGATCTGGATTTTTGGCCAGCGCGGCCAGGGCAACAGCATGAGGAGAGGGCTCTTTCACAGATGCCAAAGCGAGAAAAGCATCCTCCTTCTTACGTCGCTTCCCGCTTTTCTGATTACGGGAAGTGGTAAACTGCTTAAATTCCTCTTCGGTAAACCGGAGCATAATTTACTCCAGTTCTGAAGGGCGACGACCGTACTTTCTGGCCATTGCAGCTTGCTCTTCGCGATGCCATGCAGCACAGTCAGCATCACAATAAATGCCGGTACTGATCGGCTCCTCGCAATAATGGCATTTCCCGGTATATTCGCGGCTGATTGAGTGGGCCATCTGCCGAATACCTTCAATAGCCAGTTCCTTTATCGCCTCTTCCATGCTGGCGCTCAGATCAACTTCATCCGCATAATTCGTCATTTAACGCCCTCCCTGGCGAAGATCCCGCGCAGCCCGCAGGCTGGCCATTGGATCGTATTTGTTGCCGTTATCCTTCGGTTCCACCAGCCTTTTGCTACGTCGCTGGCGGTTATAATCTCTTGAAAAGTTCACATCCCGTTCCGGGATATCCCAAACACGCATACTTTATCTCTCGTTCGTTGTCATTATCGGATGAAAAAATGCCAAGTTTTTGGCGTTTTTATATATTAATTAGAACAATTTTAAAAGTTATCTTGCGTGCTGGTAGATTAGGGAGAGGATGTAAATCAGGGTGAAGCTTACACAGAACGCCTGTGCGCAAAACGTGACAACCTGGCGTAGAGTTGGCTTATCATGGCTGATACGTGCCATACGGTGACGTTGAATAACGAAATCTTTCATGGTCTGATTCCTTTGATTGATTGGTTCTGACCGCGTAAGCGTGCGGCCTCAGAACCAATATACCAGACCATCTAAAAAATACAATTTATTAGAGCAAAATCATTTATCACTCAGTAGCAGCAATGCATTATCAGTGATAATCCGCCCCCACTCGGCATGGGTGCGATCTCGAATAGCGAGAGGTATGCTGTTATCACTAAAATCTACTACTGTTCTCCATTCCCCATCACGTCTATATATCTGAAACCCCTTGTTTACGCCCACCCTACGCACTTCTACTGAAAACGGATCAGCATATTCCTGCAACGTTCGTAGCGTCCCATGCTTAACTGGATAGTAGCGCTTTTTCAATTTTTCCCCTCCCCAGGAACTAAAACCTCCACCTCCAGATCGTAAGACTCAAACGGGTAGTCTGCATCATCAACGTCCGGTGGAACAGGTAACAAGTGCCAAGCAGAATAGATCTGCCCATTATTAAATCTTTCTTGGCTGTATAAGGTCGCGGCCACCAGCGTTAAGGCTGGTCGGTCGAAACGATAAATTTTACGAACATCACGGTCAATCAGACGGCCAAAATTGCCATAACCGCGTTCCAGTAGCAGCTTTTTAATTTCAGGCCAGTACGGTCCATAGCTGCGATAAAGACGAGGACTCTTTAACAGACGCCCGCGTAACCCTTTGAGGAAAAAATCAACATATTCATCTTCGGTTTTCCCTAAAAGCGCAGTTCGTAACAGCGCCTCCAGGTAAGTCTTGTTTGGTTTGATTGTATCAGATAGTGTTGCCATTCGGTTAACCGCCCGGCGCGCCGGGCGCTCCTGTTATGCGTATTGTTGGATAACGGCCAGCACGTCCGCTGCGTTGTGTTTAGTTTCGATGATCCACCAGTTGCCGGGGAAGTCGCTATTCTTGGCTTTCGCTGGCAGCCAGCGCGCTTTGAACTTATCTTTCAACTCGTCTTTGGCGCGGAACAATACGCCTTTCTGACCAGATGCCTCCTGTAGTCCAAACACCTCGCCAGCGGAGAACTTCGGCGCGTACATCATTTTGAGATCGGCGGTCGATACGCGGTAGTTGAGCCCCAGCGCCTGGGCGGTACTGGTGGCGTCGCCCTGCACCGTGGCTATCTCGTCCTGCTGCGCGTTACGCGCGGCGATCTCCTCTTCCGTGATATTACCCAGCGCCAGATTGATGCGGTCAGCGTCCGCCGCCTTCTGCTCGTCTGTGCGTGCCCGCAGCCCGTCTGCCACGCGAATCAGCACGTCGAGATAGTTTTTACGGGCGCTCAACAGCGTCGGCGTTACCTCGCTCAGTTCCACCAGATCCAGAATCACCAGATCGGCGAACATGGAAACCAGATTATACGTCGGATGATTGGTAGTCATGCCGTATGCAGTTGGCATCGGCATTGAGCCATTGCGATACGCATCCATGAATTTAGCACCATCATTAACAACATCAGCAATTGTAGGGGTAATTTTGCCAGTTGCTACCGCTCCCTTGATTGCCGTCACCCACGATTGCGCCAGCGCCTCAACGGCATGATCCAGATTCGCCTGCCGCTCGGCAGCTATGCGCGCGTTAGTTGCATCCATCGCGGCCTTAATCTCCGCTTTGTTGCTGTAGACACTGATTGCGCCAAACTCTGACGTACCCAGCTCATAAGCGGACGCGCGGAACGGATAGCTGTTAAAGATGGCGTTGGCCACCTCCACCTCAGAATCACCGTTACGCGTTGAACCATCCGGGGATTTCGCCGGAAGTTTTGCGATCTCGGCCACGATACGCTCCTGAATATCTTCAGGGGAAAGTGCGTCACCGTAGGAAGAGATCACGTCACGGTAATTACTGCCAAACAGCTCGGTTAAAAACGACTCGGCACTGCTGATTTTGTACCCCTGACCAGCGGCAAGGTAGCCCAGCGCCCACTTCGCGATCGCCGACTTCAGCGCGCCATCAGTACGGTCCGGATAAACAGCGTTCTGCACGGTATCGGATCTGCTGACAAACTCCATCGAGTAGCCATGCTCGGTGTTCTGCATCGCATAGGAGTCGGTGATTTTCAGCATACCGCGCTGCTGGAAACGGTAGAAGTCGTCGCGGCTGATGAGATCGTTAATCCCCGCGATGGACACGCCGCCGCTGATTTTACCCATAACCGCCGCTTCATCCGGGGTTACGTCAACCTGCTGTTGAAGCAACCGCACCGGCCAGGAGCTTGAACGGGTGCCTTTGCTGGAGAAAATCACCTCGACGTCAGCACGCTGGCTGTCAAAGTCCAACGCCTTGATGCGAACGATATCGCCGTTGTTCTCGTAATACTGCCCCACGCGCCAGGACTGGTCGTTAATCACCAGAAAATCTTTGGCGTGGTTAATGAGATCAGGATCGACACTCAGCAGGCCTTTGCTCATCGCATCTTCCACCAGCGGACGCAGACGTTTGATATCCGTCGCCGCCTTTTTGGTGCGCGTCAGCAGTTTCTCGCGCTGGCTGATCGCGCTGGTAAGGTCGGCTTTACGGCGAATCGCCGCTTTAAGCGAGTTGCGATACTGAGAGAGTTGGAGACGGTCGCTGCTGTAAACACTGCCCCAGCGCGCTTTCCACTCTTCGTTTTCTGCCGCTTTGTCCAGCACCAACTGACGATACCGGGCCACCTCTGCTACCACCTCTTCCAGCTCGTTTTTGCTGGTTTCCATCTGCGCGGCCAGCGCCTCCACATCCTCGCCGGCGGCGTGCTGCGCCTTGACATAGTTTTGCAGGTCAACACCGGCCTGCTCTTTCTGGCGCGCCAGTTGCGCTGCCTTAGCCTTATCCATCTGTACCTGCATCATCGCCAAACGTTCGCCGTCATCTTTGGCGGTGTACATCTGCATTTCTATCATGTCGTTGGCGTCGGCATTCTCCATTTCTGATTTATCGGAACGGAGAATATCGGAGATCCAGCCAGCCTTGCGCTTCAGCGTCTTCAGGCGGTACTCGTCGAAAGAACCTTTACCGCAGTAGTAGTGAACACGCACGCTGGCGCGGTTGGAGCCGACGCGGGCGCCGCGACCGTTACGCTGCGCGATACTCGCCGGAGTCCACGGCAACGTAAGATGATGGATGTCGGTTGTGCCGCGATGCAGGTTAATACCTACCTCGGCTTTTTTGTTGCAGATGATGATCGGGGTACGGCCTTCCTGGAAATCGGCGGCGATTTTCTCCAGCCCGCTTAACGACATCTCGTTTTGCTGCGCAATATAGGCATCATACAGGGCCATCTGTTCATTGTATTTTGCCAGTTGCGCTTCGGTAGGTTCATCCGGAAGGTCTTTCGGTGGCTTAACAGCCTTCAGTTTCTTGCCAGATTTACCAGCGTCGGCAACGGTCTGGGCGTTGAGAATACCAACTTGTGACGGATCGATATTGAGTGCGTTGCAGATAATGCGCTTCAGCTTCTGGTGCTGCGTTTTCTCGTCGGTAAAGATGATCTGCTTACCTTGCGGGAAGAACTCCTTCAGTGTGGCGATTAGCTTCGCGTACTTCGGCGTAACCGGATGCGTGACGGTACGCTCGTCAATACCGAACTTTGCCAGGCATTTATTCACTTCGGGTTCGAACGCCTCCGGCACCTGGAGTTGGATAAATTCGCCTTTGTCGATCAGCGAATATTGCACCTGCTGTGTCACTGCCTCATCGCTGTCGTCATCCTCGCTGGTGGCCTGTTTCGGCAGGCTGTCCGCCAGTTGTTGTACCGCATCGGCGTGTTCCGGCAGGAAACGATACGTAATTCTGTGGTGATACAGATCCATATCCGTACAAACACGGTCCATGTCACGGATGATGGAGAAGATCGGGCGTGCTTTCTCCTCGGTAGTGGTCCCGTCCTCCTGCTCAATGGTGGCCATTCCATTGTTGGCTTTCGCTGCCGCCTCGGCTTGTTTGCGCAGTTCCTCATAAGCCGCCAGTTGCTCATCGGTAAGTGGCGCATCCTGCTGGCGTTCATCCAGTTCAGGGATCTCTACTGTGTCCTTCACGTCTTCCGCTGTCTTCAGCGTCGTCCAACGGTGGAAAATGCCGCGCAGCGCATCGAGGTTTTCAAAGCCCACCAGCGCCATTTTTTCTTCGACTTCGCCGCTGATTTTCTGGACCGTCTCCAGGCGCGTTTTGCCGAAGAATTTCACAAAGTCATCTGGCCCGAAGATGCCCATTTTCTGCCAAAACTCTTTTGGCAGGACGTGAGACAACATGTTGTAGGCGTCAATCGGAGTGTTAACTATCGGTGTAGCCGTCAACATCACCGGCCCGCGCCCGCCATTCTTCTTCATCAGATAGGCATTTTTGATCGCCATGTCGCGAGCCGACTGCGCTACAGCACTGGTCGGAAGATAAGCCAGTTGGGAGGCCTCACGACCATTTTTGTAGCTGTTGCGGTAGTTATGACCCTCGTCGGCGATCACGCTGTCAAAGCCCATATCTTCGAAATACGGGTATTTCTCGGCCTTCTCGGTGCCGGTATCTGAATACTCGGAAAGCACGCGTCGGCGCGCCGCTTCTTTACGGTGGGAGTCGGACTCCATCGCGCTGGCCACGCGACCGGCGGCCACGAAATCTATGAGCATATCCTGGGCGTGTTCGTCCACTGTTTCATTGCGTAGCGGGATGCGGGCGTACTGTTCTTTGGTAAACACCACTGCACGATAGTTGGAGTGAGGGATCGCGTTCATGCGGGCCGTTATGGTCGCTTCATCTGCCAGCTTGAGTCCGTCGCGCATCACTGGCGTGCCGTCGGCATTCATTACCGGCTTACCGTTCTCATCGAGTACAGGGACCTGGCGAATCTGATCACCATCCATTAGCACGTCAAGACCGACAAAAAGGTAATTGCTGAAGGCCTGCTCGCTCAGGAAGTCCTTCGCCTCGTAATACCAGTTTTCCAGCACGGATTTTGGCACAACGTACGCGGTGCGCGTAGAGCGTCCGTTCTCAAAGTTGAATGCCTCCAGCGCCAGGCCAGTTGTGGTTTTACCTAAGCCGGTCCCAAATCCCAGGATACCACGCCCATCTTCTGATAAACGACGGACCTCGCTGTTCTGGTAATCAAACGGCAGACGCTTGCCGCTGATCCCGGTTAGCCCTAAAGAATCTCCGGAATGCTCATACGGAATATTGCTGTTGAAGATGTCGTTGTATTTGGCGACCAGATCATCATAGCGGTCATGGGTTTTTATCCACTTGTTGAATTGTTCTTCCAGCAGCGCCATCTGCTCGCGATAACCATTCGCAGTCGCGCTATCTTTCCCGCCTATGCGCGCACCGTTAAGGTATTTCTCCAACTGCGCCGGGAATCCCGTTGCGTTATCGCCAGATTTTTTGTCCCACTCATAGCGGATCTCGCCGGTTTCTTTGTCCTTGCGCTGCACCACACCATAACGATGACCAACAAAGAGTCCGTCTCCGCCGTGATACGTTTCGGACACCATTTCGTCGCCTTCCATCTGAACAGACTGAACATAGCGCAGATCCGGATAACCATTCTCCTGCAAAAACTCCAGTATGACCGAGCGGTCAAACCAGCGACTGTTGAGTTTAAAACGAATATTTTCCGCCGGGGTTTTAAGGCGCTTCTCCTCAATAGCCGCCAGTTGGTTGAGAACGTTATTTCTTACCGCACCATCCGGCAGTTGGGCGAGAAAGGCCTGCTTAGGTGCAATGATCTCGTTTATGTCGCCACTGGTGGCGCGGGCGAACGGCACAATGCCGCCATATGGTGAAACGGCGATGCCCGGCGTGTTAGCCAGCAGATCAAGCAATTCATCATCACTGGCGGGAATATCTCCTGTGAATGCCTGGCGGAAATCCTCAAGTTGAACGGGATCGCGCGTAAGATCACTGTAGAGGTGACGTAATGTGTCCTGATAGCTGGTGGAGTCATAGCTCGCGCTGGCATCATGTGTCACCAGTTTTCCGGTCAGTTCATCGGAAATAGAACCATCAAGCTTAATTGCACCACGAAACGCGAACCATGCACGGGCGCCAGCACCGGAAAGTTTTGCGATCGGGCCGCGCCCCGGATTACCAAAGCGGTCAATCTCAGCCTGAACTTTGGCCGCCAGTGACAACCGGCGCTGTTCAATATCATCTTCGCTATGCCCGGCAGCCTTCATGTCCTGATATTCAATCAGCATGCGACCGAGCATAGCCCCGCGATAGAGGCGGGTACGGTATTTCTCTGGCTGGCTGTTAATCCAGTCCACCATCTGAACCTGGTCATCGCTTAGCGAGCTGGCGTACTGCTGCCGTACATTTTCCATCTGGTCAAAGGTCATCCCCAGGCGGCCTTCGGCAGTAGAAAGGTTACGCTGAAGTGCTTCCCAGCTATCCGCGCCAAAGCGTTCGTTGTCGATTACCAACTCTTTACCCGCGTCGGCCTCAATCCAGCGACCGCCCGCGAATTTATGCCACACGCCATTAATCAGGCGCATCTCACCTTCATCAATCACATCAGCAGTTGGTGATGGTTCATCAATATCCAACATTGACCAGTCGATACGGCTGTCGAAACGATGAATTAGCTTCGCCTTGAGCGCCAGATTATCGATCTGCCCATCAGCGCGTACTTCAATGCGTCCCTGAAAGCCTTTTTCCTGCGTACCGTGGACGAACCGGCGACCGTCGCGCTCAAACCATTTGCCAGTGATAAACGTTGGCCAAAGGACATTCGCGGCTTCCAGCGTGCTTTCTTCCGCCTGTGCAACTCTATCGGCCATCTCTTTCGGGTGTTTGCGCATCAGAACGACATCAACGACGGTGCTGGTGCCGTTGGCATCAAAGGTGCCGGTCGGGAGTCGGTGCGCACCTAAAAACTCAGCTTTTCGGGAAAGGCGCAGGCGGAGCCGCTTCATGTTGGTGCCGGAAACGATAGATGGCGGTACAATTACGCACATAAAGCCACCGGGTTTAATCTTGTCCAGCATGCGCAACATGAAGTACGACCCCATGTCGGTTTCTTCAGCGTACGGTTTATCGATGTTGCGCGTATTGTCGCGCCCGCCGAATGGTACATTGCCAACGACGTGATCGAAGGTGTCATTCGGGGTACTGACTGCCAACTGCTCAAAGGGAGAAATCTGGACGCTATCTTCCGGGTGCAAAAGCTTATTTATCCTGCCGGAAACGGTGCTAATCTCCGTTGCTGTCATTACCGTACCGACCGGTTTCGTTTCATTGAATACGCCAGTGCCAGCAGACGGTTCCAGTGTATTTCCCACGTCGGCACCGTAGAGTTTCATTATTTCCCATACACCCTCTGCCACCGGCTGCGGCGTATAGTATTCGGAAACAGAACCGCCAATTCCCCCCTCCCCGGTATAACCAGCGAGTGTCTGCCGCTGTTCGTCCGTTAATTCTGCCCCATCTGTCAGGCTGTTAAGCAAATCAACCGCTTTTGCATTCGCCTCTTTGCGAAGCCTGTCGAAACTCTTTCCCTCAACCTTATTTACCCCGAAAGATACGGGTTGCCGGCGCATTGAAATTGCTCTAATAAATCTAACAATCTCGCTAATACTTTTACAAGAGAAAACTCCACCAGATATGTCTGCCATTAGTGATCCTTCACAAGTGACCAGTGTTACATTTGCGCAAAATACATACGCAATTATTCTAATGAAGGTACTATCTTGGCTGACAACAAAATTACTCTGTCATCTGTCAGGAAGGCGTTGACAGACGTCTTTAAGGACGCGAAGGGCGACAGCAACAATGTCCTGTTGGCGGCACTGGCTGTTCAGGGTGGTAGCGGGTATCTTTTTTCCCGCGCCTCAGCACCTGCCGCATTAGCGGGCTTTCTTAGCAATAACACAGGCAATGACAAGGACGAATCGTCATGCATGGTGGATGGAAGCCGATTTATTTTTGACGAAGTCAAATTGCCGGAAGATCGGTTACAGCGATATCCGTTGCTGGAAGAAATGTCTGTTTACAGCACAATAGCAACCGCTCTGAACATCCACATCACACACGCGCTTTCCTACGACAAAAAGACGGGGCAGACATTCTCTATTTCACCGGTGAACAACGGGAATGAAGCGGATTACAAGGCTTCACAGGCACTATGCGATGAGTTGATGAATGATATCGGCAAGACCATCAACAAAGAGGTGGCAGGCTGGGCGTTTATCATGTCCGTATTTGGTGTCGCCTACATCCGTCCGCACGCGGAAGAACGTATAGGCATTAAGTCATTTGAGTGTTCTTATTACTCACTGCCCTACTTCGTGAAAGAGTTTGAACTTGCCGGCAACCTTGCTGGCTTCAGCGGCGACTACCTGAAGGATTCCACAGGTAAACTTGTGTTCGCTGATCCGTGGTCCCTCATCCCTATGAAAATCCCGTACTGGCGCCCCAAAGGGAACCAGATTCCGGTATATCATGGCACCCGGCCTTACAGCCTGCTTGATGACCCGGAATCACTGATGCCGGTAGAAACTCAAAACTATGGCACCAGCCTGCTCGAATATGCTTACGAGCCATATATTAACCTGCTTTCAGCGATCCGATCGCTGAAAGCCAGCCGTTTCAATGCGTCAAAAATTGATCGCATTATTGGTCTGGCGATGAACAGCCTCGACCCGGTAAAAGCTGCTGACTATTCCCGTACAATATCTCAGACCCTGAAGCGCGCAGCCGACCTTATGGAAAAACGCGCAAAAGGAGCAAACAATACGCCTACCGTCACCAATACCCTTCTGCCAATCATGGGCGACGGTAAAGGGCAGATGACTATCGACACGCAAACCATTCAGGCAGATATCAACGGCATTGAGGACATACTGACGTATATGCGTCAGCTGGCCGCCGCGCTGGGGCTGGATTATACGCTGTTAGGCTGGGCAGATCAGATGTCCGGCGGGCTGGGTGAAGGCGGCTTCCTGCGCACGGCCATACAGGCTGCAATGCGGGCGGCATGGATTCAACAGGGAGTGGAGGAATTTATCCAGCGCGCCATTGATATCCACCTGGCGTACAAATACGGCAAGGTCTATCCGGAAGGCGATCGCCCTTACAAAATAGAATTCCACTCCGTAAACACTGCATTGCAGCAAGAGCATAACGATAACCGTGACTCTCAGGCTAACTATGCCACTTTGATTACGCAGATCCTGGATGCCGTCAGTAACAATACGACGCTGGCAAATTCGGAAGCGTTCAAGCGTTATCTTTTCTCCAATATTCTGGAGATAGACGAAAACATATCTAACTCGCTGGTGGCCGAGCTTAAAGCCAAAGGCGACGAAGACAGCTCCATGATGGATTCCATACTCAAATCAACGCCGGAGGAACTGGCGCACATCCTTGAATCAGTCTTTAAAGAGGGACAAAACAATGACTGACGTTCTGAAGACGGTCACTGACCGTTTCTGTCTGTATAAAAACGCGCGTACCGGTCGTCAAAACGGACGCAAGTATGTGTTAGGTGCCGTGAAAGCCATGCTGGAAAGCAAGGAGACACAGGAAGGCCTGCGTCTCGGTGAGCTGTACGGTTATTACGGCCACGGGCGCCGGGAAATGACCGGCAAGCTGGAGCTACCTGAAACCAGTGTGATTATGGTTGAAGGCCGCCCTGTGGTCATCGATAACGTGCCAGCCTGCCGTACCGTTGATATCTCAGTGGATGATAACGGTGTTGTTACCCATACACAGGAAATTCTGAACACCGAACCAGGGAAAATCGTCGCTGCAATGATCGAAAGCCGCGCCGGTGGCTGGAGCTGGGCTACCGGCGGTCGCCAGGCCGGTAATATTGCAGTGACCACCAGCTTCCACGGCGTGGATTACGTTACCAATCCGAATTACGTCAGCCTGGATCACCCGGCCAGCGCCGGTATGTTCGAAAGTGCTGATGCGCAATCACTGTTAACAGAATCACTGGCACAACATGGTTACTCTGAGGAGTCTGTACAGGCTGTAATTACGCACTACGGAAAGCTGGCGGAACTGGAGTTGATGCTGGAGGCTACCGAACGTAACGCTGAATTAGAAACTGCCCTGCTGGAAAGCCAGGGGCGCAATCTTGAAGCGAAGATGCTGCTGGCCGACGCTGAAGCGCGCATTTCCTTACTGGAAAGTGCCGCAGGTGTGCGTGAAGATGTGCTGGCGGCCATTCAAAACGAACTGGATAACCTGCCCATTTTTGTCACTGGTAGCCAGAAAGAAGCCTTTAAATTAAAAGATCCTGACGATGCAAAAGTTGTTGCCTCTCTCTTTGAGTCCTTGCTCAAAGTTGGCGCTCGCAATCTACCTCTTACCCCTCCGGTGGAAGAACCGGCGCGCAAGTCGCCCAGAAGTGAGACGCCAACAAGCATGATCACTTTCGACAAGCCTGTAAACCCCTTCAGATAAATTATTAGAGCAATAACGTGTTGCGATCTGCCGTGCGTTATTGTTTAATCCGATCCGCCAGATCAAAACATCAGGCAAAAAAAAACCCCGGTGCAAGCCGGGGTGTTCATCACTAAAAGGTATAACTGTATACGGAGATATCATGACACATTCCGCTATAAAAAACAAAAGCTTTTCATTTAACAGCGATGGTTCGTTAAATCAATTTGGTTTGAAAAGCATCATCCAGGAGATATCTCCAAAGCTTCTCCGTCCAGCAGTGAAATACACTCTGATGATCGCCAGCGAACATGCCACGGCCAGCGACAAACTTTGCATCTTCAAATCTCTTCAGAATATCGCTGATGAGTGCGGTATCAGCAGGGATACAGCCCGCCGGCACCTTCAAAAACTTACCGAAATGGGGATACTCCGCAAGGAGTTTGTGATTGATAAAGAAACAGGCAAACAAAAACCATGTTTGTATACGTATTCGCCTCTTTTCATCCGGATAGCAAAGGGCTTCCGTCGTTATGCCGATAAGCTAAAGAGCAGACGCCAACTGGATTTTAAGTCCGCCCGCACCCGTTTTAATACACTACTTGAGCGCTTGGTGTTTCGTGCAAAGTCAGGATTTACCTCCTTGAAGAATAAGCTATTTTCAAAGGGATACCCGCCTAAAAGTGCCGTTAAACAGGGGTGGCAAAATACAACCCAGGAGGGTGGCAAAACTGACCACAATAAAGTAGTTATCAATAAAATAAATAAATATTCTGCGGGCGACACAATCGAGGGAAATGCAGCAGGTACAGTAGAAAAATCTGCCATAATCCACAAAAACGGAAAGGTCCGTTTCATGCAGGATATTCGTGATTTATTTACAGCCATGTCACAAAGAAAATCGTCACGCAAAGAAACTAATATAAAAAAATCTACGTTAGAACAAAACAAGACAGAAAAGTATAAAAAAAGAACAGACAACACTGCCAGCAACACAATGCAGGAAGCGTTTAATCACGCTCGCTACGAGGAAGCTAATCGTCAGGCAGATCAGGACTGGGAGGAGCGTGCGCGCATAGCCCGCCAGTCATCACCACAAAAAATCTCAGAACATCTCGCAAATCTCCGGGCTCTACTGAATAATGCCCAGGCAAAGAAGGCAGGTAAATGATGGAAAATAAATCACGTACGCTCAAAAAAATTCTGGTCCCTGGTGAAAACGGCCTTGTACGGCCAAAGAAAAAATCACATAAAAAGCCAGCGCCAAAGGTTAAAAAGCTGGCTCTGAAGGACATCCGTAAGCACCAGCGTAGACTGGTAAAATACTGGCCTGATTTGTATCGCAACGGGCGAATACTACCGGTCGCCATTGGCATTCGTGAAGCAATGCTGAATGATCTGCGCGCTCGCGGTATTGAAGTCAACCCTAAGCGCATTGCAAGCGCCCTATCTTCAGCATTAAACACTGAAAATTACCAACGCCGGGTGCTGTTTATGAAGCATCGTTACGGGCTTGACGGTAAGCCGGTGGCGCTTATCACAGACCAGGAACGTGAATATGCTTATCAGAAGCTGGTGGAGAAAATGGCCGAACGGAAGCGCACAGCACCGCGTCACGGCTTCTGGAAAGAGAAAAAGACCTTCCGTAGAAAAACGAAAGGTCCGGTGAATACTGTTAAGCCGACTCCCTCCTGCTGAAGAATTTACGCATTGCTCGGCGGGGGCAATCAGATGTGGTTTCCCCCTGCTGTAACAGCCGGGCGCCCATGCTCATGAATGTCAGGCACAACCGTATCCCCGCGTATATTAATGGGTCCAGTGGCCATGTTTCATTCCACACCGACACCGCCATAAAAATGGAATCAAAAACGATTGCTGCCAGTGATAACTTCATCGTCGAAAGACGGAAGAGTTGCCGACGCTTATTCATTTAACAAGACCCGTCAGGCAAAGCTGGCGTTCTTTCTCCCGGCGGATTTCAAGACCACGTAGACGAACACCACCCGCATTAACAAAGTCCGGAAGATGATTACACATGTTCACCCAATTCCCAGCCTGCGCCCATTTATGGATAGAGGTCTCTACGCGACGTTGCTTCGCCTTGCTGTAATACGTCTGTAGACTTCCACACCCCATGTTAAACGCGGCGCTGGTCATCGCGCTGAACGTGTTATCCGGCATGTCCTTCCCGCGAAAATTCTGATTAATACAACGTTCAGCTATCAGAATATTTTTTTCCCAATCCGCCGCAATTTGTTGATCAGTTTTTCGTACTCCGGGCTTAACATTATGGGTGTTCCCTATCCCGTCGGTCCACTTATCTGCGGGACATTTGTACGGATCACGACGGCACTGCTCGGCATTCCCGATTAACTCAAGGCCAGCCTCATTAGTTCGCACAGTACCATGACTCAGGACGATGCTAATCATCATTCCAACTGCGCAAATAGCACCGCCACCGACCGCTGTTTTTTTCTTCATCCTTAGCCTCACAAGTGATCTGTTTTACGATTACCCCTCGACCACTCATGCACGTACACGCGCCCACGGGCGCGTTCTTCCTGGCTGAAGCAAAATCGTACTCCAAATCACTTGTTAGGCCGCTCTTGAGGGGTTAATTTATTGCTCTAATATTTATTGTTTTCAAGGAAGTGAATGTGGCTCAACGTGGCGTAAATAAAGTAATCCTGGTTGGCGCTTTGGGACATGACCCTGAAGTTCGCTATCTACCTGATAATAAGGCTGTCACCAGTCTTCAGTTAGCAACTAACGAGAGCTGGCGTGACAAGCAAACCGGGGAAATAAAGAAAAAGCGGAATGGCACCGCATTGTGCTGTTTGGCAAACTGGCGGAAGTGGCCGGTGAATATCTGCGTAAGGGTTCTCAGGTTTACATCGAGGGCCAGCTACGTACCCGTAAATGGAAAGATCAGTCCGGCCAGGACAGATATACCACGGAGATTGTCGTAGGGCAGAAAGGCACGATGCAAATGCTTGGCGGGCGCCGGGATGGTTCGTCTTCAGAAAGCCCACAACAAAACGGTTGGGGGCAACCTCAACAGCCACAAGGGACTCAGCAGTTCAGCGGCGGCGGCCCAGGTCAGCACAGTGAACCGCCAATGGACTTCGACGACGATATACCATTCGCCCCGATTGGCCTGCCCTACCCTCGCCACACCGTCTACTGTCTTTAAAAAAGGCCCGCAATCTGCGGGCGTTCTCGTCAATTTACAATCAGATCTTCATCCATGCCGCTGTCATACGAATCGTCGTCATCATCGCCTTCAACTTCCGGCCAATCCACCAACCAGCCAGCGATCTCCGCGCTTCGTAGAACAAAACATGCGTCAGCGCCCACCATGTTTACAGTTCCAGTGGCTGAATTAGGCCGTAAAACGCGGATTGCCTCGGCTATCTCCGCCAACGACACATCACCGGTCACGTTGAGGATCGGACCATCATCAAACTCTACTACCCCCACCCTACCATCGGGAGACGTGATCTTAATGGTTTCCATCGTGTAACTCCTTCGCGCACCCCAGCGCCAGCTCAAGCAGACCATCATTGTTGATGATAGACCTTGCGGCCATTTCCTTATCACGGTAAAGCTGTAGCGCCATAGAAAACACCTCAGTGCTTTTACACTTCATCAGGCTTGGCTTCTCCGAAGACATGCGGCCAGACGGGTTAACTTTATTGCTCATGTAAATTTTTGAAGCATATTTACGGCTAAGTGATGTCCGGATATAGTATTCTGGTTTCCGGCGGCCCCCCAAATTACCGTAGGATATGGAGGAAGAAAGGCTTTTCGACTTCAGAAACGAGCGGGCCTTCTCCAGCAACGCCGGATTGGAATATTCCAGATGATGCCCGACTTCATGCCAAAGCACATGCAAATCGTCACTGGAACCATCCAACACAATATCTCCTCTTGCGTTAGCATACGCGCGCACACCATCTTCGTGAACGATGCGTTTCAGTGTGCCGAGCTTGCCACCGGTTAGCCGATAAATGCTCTTCAACTCGCGCTTAATATCAATGGGCGCCCGCCACTCATGCGACCCACTAAACTTTTCCATCAGCGGCTCATCAAGTTGCACTCCTGATACCCATGCTTCAGCCTGTTCATCATTGACCGGCGACTGCGAGAGCACCGATTCAAATGCAGCCTGTACATTGCCATGAATCTTATCTACCAGGCTCGGCGAAAGGCCATTCCTGAAAGAGTTCACAATGTCCATTAGGCGCAGCGCGCGGTTATCGTTTTCGCCATATTTATTCTCGGCTGTACGCTGAAGAGCGCGCAATGAGGCATAGAGCGAGATGTTATTTTGATGAATGGCATCATGGAGATATCTCCCCAGCTTTTCTTCGTCATCAATAACTTTGCTGATCTCATCTATATAAAAACCCAGCAGATTGCGGGTGTCGTTGTCCACAACATCCAGATCTAACACATACTCAAAATCTGCCAACCAACCCTGCGCTTTATCTTTGATAGTGATCGGCTTATCCAACCCTGCCGCAGATGCAAAAGCCTTACCCGTGTCCATAACACCAGTAATATCGCGTGCTTTTTCAGCAATGGCTTTACTGACCGCCCGGAAGGCCTTCATGACCTTCAGTGGGCTTTCGGCGCGGGAGAGAGCTTTATCGAATTTTGGCAAGAATCCTGGCTGGATATCGCTACGCTCATGCGCCCACGCGCGGGAAACCTCTTTCAGCTCACTCAATGTTAAATCCCGGAAGGAGGTGTGATCACCAAACAACCTGTTGAGGCGATCAATAACCATGCTCAATGGGGCCGTAGTGCTGGTAGCGTCCATGAACTCTTTTACGCGGTAAGTCCTCGCCTTATCCCAATCCATCGCTGGCGGTAATTCGTGGTTCTGTATCGCTGCTTTGATCTCCTGAAACGCAGTGGTGCTGTGTACGGCCATGCGGTGCAGTGAAGCAATTGCGTTCTTGCTTATGCCCAGCGACTTACTCCAGTTAAACACCTGACTGGCATTGAGATTGAGATACAGCGCCAGCGAAATGATGTCATTGTTGTCATCAGGTTCGGTTTTAGATACGAGCTTAACCACGTTGATAAGATCGTTAACTTTATCCGCACTACGAAGTAGCATACCGATGTACGGCCCGATGTTTGGGTATTGGCCTTCGGCACCAACCGCCTCAAACAAACCGCCGGTTATCCCTTGCATGCCTTCGCTTTCCAGATGGTCAGAAACCTGGCGTAGAATATCCTGAAGCGATACCTCAGCGCCTCCGAACATATCCCCCAGCGCCTGACCCCGATGTTGTAGCTCTTCATTGATACGCTGCGCCATCAGCTTAAATGCGGTGGCCATACGCTTGGCGCTGCGGTTGTTAGCGACAATAAACAGCGCCAGTGCTTTTACTTCGGGCTCCGTCTCATGAAACATATCGCCCTGCGCGATCACGTCACTAATATGTTGTCCGGATTCTTTCGCCTG